CATTCATCTCATATTGTCCCGCCACGTAACCGGCAGGTACTCTTACCGTACACTTTGCTACACAAATTAATCCTGCTACAATAATCACTGCTAATCCAATACTACCTAAAAATCCTTTTTTCATTAATCTTTTTTCTCCTTGTTTTGATCTTCTCTATTTATTTCATCTGCTGCATCTTTCCAGATTCTATGTAAGAATCTCCCAAATGGATAAAACAGTGCAGATAATAGAAACCATAAAATTACTGCTCCAACTAATACCAAAAATATAAATACCGGATTCATATAATTCTCCTTGCTACGGTATGCGTTTTCTCACGCATACCGTATAATTAAATTATCATTTATTATTCTGCTGAGTCTGTCCGTTCAGAATTTTAACTCCACCGGTAGATTCTACAGTCTTAGCAGCAAGTTCTCTCATCTGAGCATATGCATCGTCAAGTTTCTGCTGTAATTCAACTTTTTCTGCTCTCGCATTAGCCAGATCCTCTGCAAGTCTTTCATTTTTATCTTCCAGAAGCTGTTTCTGATATTCAGCATCTTTCTTAAGTGCTCTAACTTCAAAAGCATTTGATTTATCAGCATCGGCTTTACCTTTTTTAATACCTTCCTCTGTTGCTGCTGCAATCAATGTCGGAATCTCTTCTACTTTTGCTTCTAATTCCTTTACATGATCAGCTTTTGCATTCAGTTCTGTTTCTTTCTCAAGAGCCGCCGTTTCTCTAAGTTCCAAAATCTTTTCTCTAGCAGCTTTCTCATCTTCCCATTTATCATTTTCAGCTTTACGACTGCGTTTCAGATTATAGGTGTATTCATCTTCCTCACGACTACGAGTTAATTTAATTTCATTTTCTCTTGCTTTAGCTTCTGCATTGATAGAATCAATAATTTCCTGTTTCTGCTGCTTCAGCGACTCAATTTCAGCTCTCAGTGTGTCTTTTTTCTCTCCTAATTCAGCTTCAATCTCTGCTTCTTTCGCTGCCTGAGCCTCTTTTAACTCTTCATTTTTCTCTTTATAAGCATTGATCATAGCTGCCATAGCATTGGCTTTTGCTTCAATTCCATAAAGATCATCCAGTTCAATCTGCTTCATTGTAATTGCTTCTGTAAGATCATTGTACTTCTTGATAATCTCCGGATTAAAAATATCTTCTTTAGCTGTTTTATCTGCAGATTCGATAACTTCTACCTTTTTAGCCTTCGCTGCTTCTTTTGCAGGATCATCAATCATTCGGTCTCTTGTATCAAGTTTCTCCACTGCTGCCTTATACGCTTCCATAATTTCTGCCTTTGTTGATTTCATTGTAATTTCTGCCATGTTTTTAGTTCTCCTTTTTCTCTGTGTTTTGTTTAATTAAATTTTTATATCAAAGCTATAATAGCTTATCAATCATTGCCAATATTATCTTTATACAGAATAACCTTTTTCTCTTCAAGCGATCTCTGTACATCAATTACTCTTTGATTAGTCGATCCAGCCCAATGATAATTTACATCTGCAAGATCTTTGTCAAACATACCATCAATAAGAACATCGACTCCTAATAATACGGGTGTTAAAGTATTTACAATTTCCTCCCAAGTATATCCGGTATAAATCCAAATAGATTTACTTTTACCATATTTCAATCGAATCTGATGAATTAAACTACAAACTTCAACTCTGTTGTTTGCATTTAGCGGATCTCCGCCGGAAAAAGTAATCCCAGAAATATAATCATTATCAAGCTGTTTAAAAATCTCTTCTATTGCTGTATTATCAAATGGAATTCCAGATTTGGTGTCCCATGTTTCCGGGTTTTGACAGCCATTGCAATAATGATCACAACCGGAAACAAAAAGGGTGACTCTTAATCCTGGCCCATTGTTCATGTCGTCATGTTTAATATCGTGATAATTCATTACATTTTAACTCGCTTTCTTAATTTCTTTAGGATGAGAAACATAATATAATTCCATACGTAGTCTATAAGGTAATTCCATTTTATATTTCAAATATAATTTTTGCATATATTCAACATCATGTCTTTTATAATTAATTGCAGTATTTATTTCTTTAGGTAGAAAACAGCACGTTGCAGGCGAATATATTTTATTACCTTCATATAAGAAATCTTTATCAAGTTCTAATGGATAATTACATTCATATATATTATGGTTATACCATTCAGCAAAAATTTGAAAATTTTGAAATGGTTCTGCTACAGTACATCCTATATATGAGGGTTGTCTTTCATGATATTTATCATCATAACAACGAACAAACATGCTAATCCATTTGATATATTCTTCTGTTTTTATATTATTATTTCTAGCGGTATAATTACCAACTCCATAATATCCTATATTATATACAGACCTTTTATATGGATTTTTTATCTGACCATTTTTGATATTTTGTAAAGTTGTCCAAATAGTAACATCTGGATTATCATTAAATTTTATTAAAATTTCATGTCTTCCAATATAATCTAAAATGGTAATTTTATATCCTTCGTTAGTAGTATATTCTCGTCCAATATATTCTCGAAAATCTTTTGTTATATTACATCGATCTCCTCTCTGCAATTTCAGCCATTTTCGCTTTATTATATCTTGTATCACCGTGAACACGAGTATAACCAATATATCCGTTCATGCGATCTATCTTTGTAATGTCTTCGCTGCCACATTTAGGACACATATCCATATTTAATTCTTCATAGCCACAATGTTCACAATAAGATAACGCCAAATTGACACCTTCGTAATATCCCATCTTCATTGCTCTTCTGATTAAAGTAACAACAGCTTCACGATTGTAATTGATCGGATAACGTACATACTGGATTTTGCCGCCATTAAACAGATTCCAAAATCTATTTTCCAGATCTTGTTTCTGAATTGGTGTAATATCTTCAGTTACATGGCAGTGGAAACTATTGCTTACATATTCTCTATCAGAAACTCCTTTCACAATGCCATACATCTTACGGAACTGTTCCACCTGCAGTCCACATAAACTCTCTGCTGGTGTTCCATAAATCGCATATAATAATCCGTCCTCATGTTTAAATTGAGTAATCTTTTTATTAATGTATTTCATTACATCTACAGCAAACTTACCATCCTCAACTAATGACTTCTTATTATAAAGTTCCTGCAATTCATTCAAAGCAGTAATTCCAAATGATAAAGTCATAGGTTTAAGAATTGAACGTATTTTTTCATCTGGTTTTAAATAACCATTAAGGAAGCCACCTTCACAATATGCCAATGGATTCGTACTAGCTTTCATTTCACCAATATAGTCATATGTTCTCTTATGAATGCTACGTATCATCTCAAGATAATAATCCAATACTTCATAGAAATCTCTACTTTCACGCTGCGCTTTTGCCAAAATCATTGGAAGATGAAGGCTTACAACACCAAGATTGAAACGTCCTTCAAAAATTGCTTTATCGTTCTCATCCTCCGGTTCTATTCCACCTTTTTCATACCAAGGACTTAAGAATGCGCGACACCCCATTGGACTAACAACCGTACCATATTTTTTGTACATACTTGGTACATATCCTTCACCTGTTAGAGATAACCAGTCTGGATACATTGTCTTCATACTACATTCAATACCTGCATTAAATACATCTTCATTAACCTTTCCTGGTCCATGTAACTTCTCATCATATAAAAATACCAATTTGGGGAATAACACAGGTTTCTTATTACCGGCTTTACCTTGGCCTTCTTTATGAACATTTAAGAATGTAATAGAAGCCATTTTACCAAATTTTGTGGTTGAGAGACCGAATGTCATTGTTACAAATGGATAATCGCCTCTTGATGATCCTACGGTATTTAACTTATACTCAATTCCTTGCCATCCCTGTTCAAAATCTCTTTTAACTTTTTCAGTTGCATATTCACATGCTTTTTCTGCAATTTTATATTCAGATGTTGAAAGCACATCAATATATACACCATCAATATCAGAATAAAAGATTTCCAAAAATTCTTTATAATATTTCTGATAACTTTTTTCTGCATATGGTTCCAAAATCTTGTCTACTTCCGGTACTGTGAATCCGCCATACTGCTGTGCAGCAGTGCTCAGGATAATATCACCCATAACATCAAACGCAGTATCAAGAGAATTTGGTTCGTTATACCAGACATTTCCCATTTCGAATCCGCCTTTCATAACTTCTCCAACTCTAAATAAGCAACAGTTAATAGTATCAAGTCTGGCAGACTGATCATGAATATAAATATATCCGTCCTTGCATGCCTGTAATTCATCTCTTGTCATGAAGAATTTTCTATACAAGTTTTTGTTCAGTTCATTAAAGATCAGGCTTCGCTTTGTAGCTACAAGCGCACTGTCTGTATTGGCATTACTCTTATCACCAATATAGCGGATAGCCTGACTCTTGGTGAAAACGTCATCCATCATATGAACAAATTCTTTCTTATAATTACGATAATCTTTATAAGATTTTGCAATCTTTGGATTAAATTCATCCAATGCGGATTCTACTGCATTATGTAATTCTTCTACTGTACATGTGGTATTTTCATCTATATCATCAGCAATAAGCTCGTCCCAAACAAGATCTATGATTCTTTTATAATCATCATTTGTTAACTCGACCATTACTCGTGATGCTGACTTATTTACAGCATCAACAATTTTCTGATCGTTAAAAGGTTCAACTGTTAAATCCTTTTTAACTACATTCATAACGATTTCTCCTTTTCCATTTCACTCTTAAGTAAGTCACATAATGCTTCTGCAGCTTTCGAAAAGCTCATATCATTCACAAATAAGTGGTCATACCCTTCAGCTTCTTCATATTTAGTGAATTGTTCATCTTCACTGTTATATCTGGAGTAAAATTCTTCTTCTGATCCATCTCTTTTAAGGAACCTGTCTTTTGCTAATTCAAATGGGGAAGAAAAATAAATCTCGATAAATTTAAATTCATCTTTGCAATGTTCTTTCAAATACTTTGCTCCGTTCGGATCAATTACATAAATATCGGAATTCACAATTTCATTATATGTAGTGCCATATTTAATTCCGTTAATTTCAGTATACGCTACAAAGCCTTCTTTAAATTTAATTTCATCGAATTCACTTTCAGATACAAAATAATGATCTTCATATCCTGTTATTTCATCTTTGCGCGGCAGTCTTGTTGTAATGCTTTTTACCTGTCGAAGTCCTAATGTCTCGCATATATATCTTGCAAGTGATGATTTACCAGAAGCGGTTCTTCCAATAAATAAAAATACTAACTTCTTATGCATTATTTGTTTCATTCCTTTCCGGTATATATAAGATGTGATGATTTTCATCATTACACATAATCTTAAAAAGTCTTGTGCTTACATTGCCATCTGAATCAAGAAATCTTTTGCAAGTATCTTTCTTGCAGCACTCATTACCATCTTTCTGGCAAAAATAATAACTATCTTTTTCATTATCGCATCCAACTACAATATTAGTTCCGTTTGCAAAATATACATTCATACATTATTGCTCGCAATCTTTAAAAGTAATTCTCTATTAATTCCCGGATACCAAGACTCAATCTGATTAATTAAATCTTCAATCATGATCTGAAGCTCCGGAGCAGCTGTTCCATGAGCGCCACCATCTTTTGATCCTCTCTCAACATAAATATGCGCTAATTCAGTAATATTTATTTTGAAAGTAAAATTCATGGGGATTGCTAGTGGATATAAACCACGTTTTACATCTTTATTATTTTCTAATCCTTTTTTGATGAAACCATTATTTGACCTTACATAAGTATCACCATAATAACTAATCTCACCAGGAATTTTCGTACCAAGATATTTTAATACTTCATCCCTTGTGATAATTTTATCTTCATACCATTCAGAAACTTCTCCTTCATGGTAATCTGCAAGCCTTGTACTGCTACGAATAATTCTGTTATCCATTCTCTTTGCGTGGGAGTCAAGATCGTCGGTTGCTCCTCTATGAAGACCTTCTACAACAACTGAAATATCTTCAAATCGCAGCATTGTAATATGCTTTTGTCCCCATTTAAGAAGTTTTGCTACTTCTTTGTCGAATTTAATTTTTAATTCATCATCCTCTGGCAAATCTAATGGCCTCCCATAACGATCTGTGCAATGATCTACCATTTCTTTGAGCTGCTGCTCTATCTCTCTATTCCATGTTCTTTTGCTCATGTACATTGTTCTGATTGCATCTCTAATTGAGTGCATTTCTGTAAGGGTTACTTTCATGTCCACATATCTCCTTGAGTTAATTTAATTTGTTTTCCCTGTGCCATTATAATAGCACCGTAGGCTTCTGATGTCAATACTAAAAGTTAATTTAATTTGTTTTATTTTTTAAAAGTTCATTTACGAATGTTTTCATAGGTTCTCTCATATTAACATTTTCATGTAGCCACTCCAGATACTCAGGATCTGTCTTTGCAACATCTGTCAGTAATTCATCCTTATGCTTTTTGTATGGACATTTGTATGTCTCAATATCCGGTAAATCATATGCATCAGTATCATCTTTAAAAGAAATATCAATGTCTTTTCTGGAAGCCAAATAATCTGCTACATGTACAATTTTCCCTAACTGTGATTTTGGCTTTGGTAATACAATACTTTCTCTATCACTTGTGTTCCATTGTCCCATATGAGACGAAACAGCATCAGCAATAATCTCAAGTTCATCATCTTCGAGATATAATCCTTTATAATTACGAATATATTCTGCTGCCAACAACGGATGATTAAATACAGTAAACACCTTTTTTCCATCCTTTGCCTTTTCTTCATATATTTCTGCAGTACCAGACTTTTGAATATCATGTGCCAAACAAGCAACACGTCCAAGATCTATCCATCTCTCATCAAACTGATTCTGGTACTGTTCTAATCCGATGATATAATTGTAAATCCTTAATACTGCTTTTGTATGACGCATTAAACCGCCATCACCCAGCGCGTATGCCGGGTGATATTTACCTGTAGAACTTGCCGCAACTTTGAAAAAATAGTCTGGGGCATCGTCCAAAACAACTTTTGCAAAATCACGAATATCATCTGAAGTAATTGTTTTTAATTCGTTTTTAAATAATTCTGACTTCATTTGCTCTCCTTTTTGTTTAATTTAATTTTTAACTTCTTTAATATATCTAATAAAAAAGTGTTCCTCTTAAAATTCTCTTTCTTTTTAATGGATCTGTTTACAGTGTCTTTATCTCCAATATGAAAGCATTTTTCTTTTGTACGTGTTAATGCCACATATAATAAATTAGAATTCATCATATAAGCATGACAAGATGGTGTAAGTGTAATCGTCACCTTAGCACTTCCTCCTTGGCTTTTATGAATAGAAATTGCATATCCAAGCAGCAACATTGACATTTCTGATTTTTCATATTTTACTCTGACACCATCAAAATCAATAATAGCGCCTGTCTTATGTTCATTTGTATA